GCTGAAAAGGTAAATGCAAATTTCACTGAGGTATATACTCTTTGTGGTGATGGAACTAATCTAGCACCAGGAATTGTAACAGCAATTGCTGCAGGTGATAATATAAGTGTTAGTGGTGCATCTGGACAAGTTACTATTACTGCTCTAGAAACAACTGGTATATCTTCTTATTGGAATGCAAATACTACAGGTATTACTACTGTAGCAAGAGGTGTTGGTATAGGAACTACTACAGTTACATCTAAGTTAACTGTTGTTGGTGGTGGAAATATTGGTGGTGGTTTAACTGTAAGTAGTGGATTAGTTGTTACTGGTGGGGGTAGTATTACTGGAGAGACCACTTTAACAGGTGGATTAAAGGTTACTGGTATATCTTCATTTACATCTGTTGCTCTTAATGCAGTTCAAGTTAATGTATCTGGAGCATCTACATTTACTGCCTTAGTGAGTGCTGGTAACAGTACTAAACTTGGAGATGATGTTAGCACTAGAGGTGTCAATGCAGGTGGTATAAGTACATTTGTTGGTGATGTAAGCATTGGTAATCATTTCTCTGTTGTTGGTATATCTACAGTAGGAACTGGTAATACCTTCAATAGTGAAGGTGGTATGAGAATGACTGGTATTGCTTCCATGAGAGAAGCAGTAATTGGTTATGGAGTTACTATTAGCACTACTGGCATCAATGCTGTAAATGATGCTTATGTTGGTGTAAGCACTGCTGCTGGAGTCATATTAACTTCTGCAAATGGAACTAGATATAGACTATTAGTAGAAAATGATGGAAGTCTAAAGACTGTGAACATAGCATAGCATTTAATGTAATAAATAACTAAAAAATTGTAAAATGTCCGCCATTATAACTGATCAACTTAGAATATTGAACGCGAAGAATTTTGTTGCTGCAGCAACTTCTTCAGTTAATTCTTATTATTCTTTTGTTGGTTTACCTAATGCCACTAATTATTCCTCTACTTGGGATACAAACCCTCCTGCACCAAAGGATAGTTTTGACCAAGAAGAGGATTATTGGGATACTATGATTGCATTGAAGAAGATAACATCTTCTGATGTGCGTAGAATGGTTCATAGGTATACTTGGACATCAGGTGTGACATATGACATGTATAGGGGAGATATTAGTAGAACAAATGTAGCACAACCATCAGGGGCTACTAATTTATATGCTTCAAAATATTTTGTAGTAAATGAGGATTATAAGGTTTATATTTGTCTGCAGAATGGGACAAATCCAGAAAATGTCACAGGTAGACCTTCTCTAGATGAACCTACATTTACAGATTTAGAACCTAAATCAGCAGGTGATAGTGGTGATGGATATCTTTGGAAATATCTTTATACCATCAAACCAAATGATATTATAAAATTCAATTCTACTAATTTTATACCTGTTCCTGATGATTGGGAGACTAGCACAGCTAATGCTCCAGTGAGAAATAATGCATCAACTAGTGGTCAATTAAAAGTTGTAACTATTACTAATAGAGGATCTGGTATAGGAACTGCTAATAGAACTTATACTAATGTTCCTATCAGTGGTGATGGATCTGGAGCAGAAGCAACTGTTGTTATCAACAATGATGCTAAAGTTGAATCAGTAGATATTTCTAAAGGTGGTACAGGATATACTTATGGTACTTTAGATTTGGTAAAAGGAGGTGTTCCTGTAGGAACTACTAATCCAGTATTTAATGTTATTATCCCACCTCAGGATGGACATGGAGCAGACATCTATAGGGAATTGGGTGCTAGTAATGTTTTAGTATATTCTAAAATTGAAAATGATGCAGAAAACCCTGATTTTATAACAGGCAACCAAATTGCTAGAATAGGAATTGTAGAAAATCCTCAAGCTTATGATTCTACTTCAAATTTATCTTTAACCAAAGCTAGTGCTTTATATGCATTAAAATTAACTGGAGCTGGATATACTACAGCAACATTTAATGTAGATGGAAACATAACCCAAACTATTGGTGTTGGTTCTACTGCAGTTGGTAGAGTAGTATCTTATGATCAAACAACTGGAGTTTTAAAATATTGGCAAGATAAAAGTTTGGTTGGATTTAATAGTGATGGTTCTTTGAAAACAGATCCTACTTATGGATTTGCTCTACATAGATTTACATCAACTCCTGATAGTGGAGGTAATTTGAATATTGCTAGTAATCAAGGCACTTTAGGAATAGATACTAGTTTTGGAAAATCAGGCAATCCTGGTATAAGTACTGTAATAAATAATAGAACATATTACCTTGGACAGAGTTTTACTGAAGGTGTTGCTAATCCTGAAGTAGAGAAATATTCTGGAACCATTATCTATGTGGATAATAGACCTTCTATTACTAGGTCTGCTAACCAAAGAGAAGATATCAAAGTCATTTTGCAATTCTAAAGAATCATGCCACAGGAAACAAATTTAAACGTCGCTCCTTATTTTGATGATTTTGATAGAAGTGATAAGTATTATAAGGTTTTATTTAAACCAGGATATCCTGTTCAAGCAAGGGAATTAACAGGTATACAATCTATATTACAAGATCAGATTGAAAAATTTGGAAGTCATGCTTTCAAAGAAGGAAGTTCTGTGACTGGTGGAGGTGTAAAATTTACAAATGGATATAATTCTATTTTAATTCAATCCTCCAATGAGGGTTATGATGTAAAGTCTTATTTATTTAATGTTAGAGGAAAAACTGTAGTTGGTAGTCAGTCAGGTATAAAGGCTAAGATCACATCATACTTACCTAATATAGCAGAAGATGGAACTTATACTTTATTTGTTAATTTTTTAAATAGTGGAGTAGATAATAATGATCAGTTTATATCTGGAGAAAGTTTACTTTTAGATGGAGAATCTTTTACTTCTAGAAATGGTATAACTTTTCAAGTAGGAGAACCTTTAGCTCAATTGCATTCTGGTCCATGTAATTATCTTGGATGTGCTGCTGTTTTATCTGCTGGTATCTATTTTGCTAGAGGATATTTTATAGATGTTAAGCAACAAACACTTATAATAAATCCATATACTAATGATGTAAGTGTTAGAGTGGGACTTAGAGTTTATGAGGATATTATAAATTCAGATATTAATTCAAAATTAAATGATAATGCAGCTGGATTTAGTAATTATACAGCTCCTGGTGCTGATAGATTACGTATGGAGTTGAGATTAGAAGCAGTACCTTTATTAGAGGATAAAGCTCCTAATTTCATAGAAATAATGGAGATTAGGAATGGTTCAGTTGCTTCTGTGATAGATAAACCACAATATAATGATTTATCTAATGAATTTGCTAGAAGGACATTTGATGAGTCTGGTAATTATTATGTAAAACCTTTTACTATTACTGCAAGAAATACTTTAAATGATTTTGAAGGTAATAATGGAGTATTTACTTCAGATCAAATAACATATAATAACAATACACCAGATCCTGATTTAGGAACTTATAGGATTTCACCAGGAAAAGCGTATATTAGAGGATATGAAGTAGAAACCATAGTTCCAGCGTTTTTAGATTTTAAAAAACCAAGAACTACTAAACTCCTAGAAGGACAAAGTATTAATTATGTTACTGGTCCCACATTTACTTTGAATAGAGTTTCTGGTTCTCCTTCCATAGGAATTGGTACAAACTATACTGTAAGTCTAAGGGATGAAAGAGTTGGTGCTGCAAATACAACTGCTGCTGGTAAAGAGATAGGATTGGCACGTGTATATGATTTTGCTTTAGAATCTGGTTCTTATGATGTTAATAATACAGATTTAAATGAATGGGATATTGCTTTATATGATATTCAACCATATACTAATATTGCTTTAAATAATCCAACAACATTAACTGTTCCTACTCATATCAAAGGAAAATCTAGTGGAGCTACTGGATATTTGAGATATGGTGTAAGTAGTTCAACAGATGTAACAGCATATAATACTAAAGGTAATTTTGTTGCTGGTGAACAGTTTATTTTTAATGGTGTAGAAAGTGGTGTTATTTCTGTAGCAACTACTGCATATACTACTAGTGATATTAAATCTATCAATGGAACTGTAAGCACTGCAAGTACTTTTAATGCAGATGTAAAACAATCAGATTTACTATCAATAGGTCAGGTTAAGATTACTGATCCTCCAACTTCTGGAGCTTCTGCTGGTATCAGTACAGTTACTTTTACAGATCCAAATAAATTCTTTATTGGTATTGCTACAGTAGGAAATATTGTTGAATATACAAATTCTGGTTTAAATACAACTTCTTATGCAAGGATTGAAACTGTATCTCAAAGATCTCTAACTATTTCAGGAGTTACAACTGTCACTGGTATATGTGAAGGTGGATTGCCATCATCAGCTATTAATCCTGCAGATTTTAAAGTACTTACTTCTCAATTCCAATCATCTACTGATAATACATTATTTACTCCTTTACCCAAGAGAAATATATCTAGCGTAGATTTAACTAATTCTCATATAACAATTAGGAAGCAGTATGATGTAAATATCACAAATAATTCTACTGGAGCAGTATCTAGTGGAAATGCAAATGACACATTCTTACCTTATGATGAAGAGAGATATGTATTAATCAGAACTGATGGAACCACTGAATCATTATCTACAGATAAGTTTGAATTTAATACAGGTTCTACTGAAGTAACTATTAATGGATTGGGAACAAATAGTGCTGCTAAATTAATTGCTACTCTTAGAAAAGTTAATGTTAAAGAAAAGATAAAACAAAAGCAAAAAATCAATCAAGTTTCTGTAGTAAATTCTAACAATTCATCTTCTGGGGTTGGAGCAACTACATTAAATGATGGTTTAACATATTCTACTGTTTATGGCACTAGAGTTCAAGATGAAGAAATTTCTTTAGGAATTCCTGATGCTACTTTAGTTTATGGTGTATATGAATCATATGATTCAAGTGCTCCTATTCTACCTAGAGTATCATTAACTTCTATCAATAGTTCAACTGGTAAGACAGGAGATTTATTGATTGGTGATACTTTCCAAGCAGCAACTAGTGATTTTAAAGGAATCTATGTAAGTAAGTATGATGATAACACTATAAATTATATTCCTTTAAATGATTATACACTTCAGAAAAATGAAGAAATAACTTTTAAAGAATCTGGTATTAGTGCTACTACTGATAGTCTAGTTATAGGTTCTAATAATGTTACTGATGAATTTAGTTATGATGATGGACAAAGAGGCACTATCTATGACTATTCTAGAATAGTAAGAAAACCTGGCTTTAATGCACCATCTAGAAGATTGCTAGTAGTATTTGAATCTGCATACTTTAGTGGATCTGATACTGGAGATATTACAACTGCTAATTCTTATGATAATTTTAATTACAGTAAATTACCTCAAATCAATAATTCAAGGGTTAGTGACATACTTGATATAAGACCTAGAGTATCTGAGTTTTCAGGTACTTCATATTCACCTTTTGAATTTTTAGGAAGATCATTCACTGCTTCAGGTAATTCTGCTAAGAATATATTAGCATCAGATGAGTCTGTGCTATTGGATTATTCATTCTATCTTCCTAGACTGGATAAAATTTATTTAAATGAAAAGGGAGAATTTCAATTAGTAAATGGAATACCAGCAGAAGTTCCTGAATGGCCAAATGCTATTGATGGTGCTTTAGAAGTGGCATCTATTTCTTTACCAGCTTACTTATATAATGTATCAGATGTAAGTATCAATCTAGCTGAGTATAAGAGATATCAGATGAGAGATATCAATAGACTTGAGCAAAGAATAGAGAGTTTAGAATTTTATACTTCTCTTTCATTATTAGAAAGAGATACTTTGAATATGCAAGTGACTGATGCTGATGGATTAAACAGATTTAAATCAGGATTCTTTGTAGATGATTTTTCTGATACTGAGAATCAAATCAAAAAGACTGTAGTTAAGAATAGTATTGATTATCAGAATGGTGTATTAAGACCTACTCCTTATACTACTGAATTAGATCTTAAATTAGATTTAAATAGTAGTAATGGAATTAGAAAAACTGGTAGAGTATTATCTCTAGATTATGATACAGTTGGATTTGTAAAACAACCTTTTGCTACTAGAACTGAAAGTGTAACTCCTTTCCTCATAAACTATTATGGTGGAATATGTAATTTAACACCATCATCAGATGTATGGTTAGATCAAGTTACAATAGAAGCTAAGAAAGAAGATCTTACTACTTATTCTGAAACTAGTGAGCAAGTAGAAGCTGGTGGATTTGATCCTGATACTGGATATAGTCCAGTGATATGGGGTGCTTGGGAAACCACATGGACTGGTGGTGGTGGATTAGTTAGTGAAAGTAGTAGTGAATCTTGGGGTTCTTGGAATTCTGTAAGTAATGATACAAATCAAAGAGATAAGACTAGAACTACAACTCAAACCTTTACATCAGATAGTACAACTCAAGAAAGAGTTGGAACTAGAAGTATACAAAGAGAAACCTTTAGCACTATTAATGAAGGTCCAGTAGTAGTCAATACAGATCTAGCTCCTTATATGAGGTCTAGAAACATTGAGTTTTCTGCTAGTAGTTTAAAACCAACCACTAATGTTTTTGGATTCTTTGATGGAGAGAATGTTAATAAGTTTATAGTTCCAAAACTTCTTCAAATAGCAATGACTACTGGAACTTTCCAAGTAGGAGAGACTGTCATTGGAACCACTGCTGATGGTAAGGAATTAATTAGATTTAGAGTAGCACAGTCTAATCACAAACTTGGTGATTATGATAATCCTGCTGTAATATACAACACTAACCCTTACTACAATCAAACTACTTTAGCTATAGGAACATTAACTGAAGGAAGAAGTAGAATAGTTGATACTATTACTCCACAAGGGGATGCAGGTCTTCTAGGAAGTCCAGATTTATCAGATAACCTTATTAATGTACCTGCTCAGTATTCAACTACTAGTACATTAATTAATATTGACACATTAAGTCTAGCTGATAAATCTGAAAATACTTATTATGGATATGCAGAAAAAGGTCTTAAATTAGTTGGACAAACATCTAGTGCTCAAGCAACAGTTGAAAGCATAGCATTAAGAACAGATACTATTGGATATGTAAGAGGATGTTTCTTTATTCCAAATCCTAATGATATAACTACACCCAAATTTGAGTGTGGTAAGAAAATCTTTAGACTTTCTAGCAGTTCCACTAATAGTCAAGCTGCTAATATAGTAAAAACTGATTGTTCAAGCACTTATGAGGCTACTGGTAATATTGATACTCTTCAGTCCACTATTATTAGTGTAAGAAATATCAATACTCATACTCAGCAGCAAATAGAAACTCAAACTACTGGTGGAGAAACTTATACTACTACCAGCACTAATGTTATATCAACTGAGTTTGAGGCTGTAGGATATCCTGGACAATGGCATGATGATCTTCCTGAAGTTACATTACCTTCAGGTGAAACAGTAACTGGTTTATATGAACTAAATGAAGACACTGGTGCAATACAGATACAAGGTAATGTTGTTGCTAATGAATATGGCACAGATACTGTAATTAATGAACAAACAATTGAAGAGCAGAATCTTCTTGTAGGTGATATGAACACCTTTAGAGATACTGCTTGGGTTGAAGAACAGGGTAGTATTCACTCTAATGGTAATCAAAGAGCTGTTGCTGATCAAGCATTAGAACCTGATCCTGATATTATTGAAACAGCATATCTAGAACTTTTAGGAAGACAACCTGATGGTCCTGGTTATGATTATTGGAAAGCAGATATTGCAAGCAATCCAGAAACTGCAGCTGCTTTTGCTGTCATAGGAAGTGTAGAAAATGATGAGGGTGCAGGTAATTTAGCTGGAATAGCTGCTGCTGAAACTATAACAAATTACCTAGCAAAACAATTTGGTGTTTCACCAGAGGGTCAGGCTAAAGCTGCTGGTACATATACCAATACTTTTGATACTCATGGTGAGGATGCTTATTGGATTTGTGAAAATAAAACTGACCCTCTAGCTCAATCATTCTTTGTAGAGAATGCACATGGGGTATACATTACTCAAGCAGATGTATATCTAGCTGCTAAAGATGATACCTTACCTTTAATAGTTCAATTAAGAACAGTTAAACTTGGACTTCCAACTGAAGAAGTAATTCCTTTTGGTGAAGTAGTTCTTCAACCTGGATATTGTCAAGTTTCTGATAATGCAAGTATACCAACAAGTGTGGTATTCCCATCTCCAGTTTACCTATCACCAGGTGAAACTTATTGTATAGTATTGATGTCAGTAAGTCCTAATTATTTGGCATGGATATCTAGAATGGGTGAGGTTGATATACAGACAGTTAATAATCCAGAATCTGAGCAAGTTCAAGTATCTTCTCAACCAACTCTTGGTTCCTTATTTAAGTCTCAAAATGGACAAACATGGAATCCAAGTCAGTTTGAAGATCTTAAGTTTACTCTTTGGAGAGCTCAGTTTAGTAAAAGAACTGGTAATATAAATTTCCATAATCCACATTTACTTCCAGTTTCTGATGATATTCATCCTTTACGTAAAGATTCTTTGAAGATTTCTTCTAATAAGATAAGAATTGGATTTAATACTACAATATCAGATACTGGATTGAATCTAGGTAATACAATTAGTCAATTAGGTAGTAATGCTACTGGAAATTATGTTGGTTCTGCTGGAACAGCAACTGGTAATTTAACTATCACAAATGCTGGATTTGGATATACTCCTTCTTCAGGAAGTCAAGTATATTCTAATGTTTCTCTTAATGCAATTACTGGTACTGGTAAAAATGGTACTGCTAATATAACCATTAGTAATGGAGTAGCAGTTGCAGCAACAATGGCAAGTGGTGGTATTGGATATTCATTAGGTGATGTTGTTGGAATATCATCTGTTGGAATTAATTCTCTTGGAAGTGGTATTCAGTTCTCAATAACTACACTAACTGGAAATAATGAATTTGTTCTTGATAATGTTCAAGGTGAGTTTGCTACTGGTGTAGGCAAAACATTCATGTATGTTAATAGTTCTGGAGTAACAACAACTCTTAATTATAGTGCTGGTGGAAATGTATTCTTATCAGCAACACCAGAAACTGTTACTGATGGTTTACATATAAAAGTAAATCAAAAGAATCATGGAATGCACGCAACTACTAATGTAGTTACTCTTGAAAATGTTAAAACAGATGTTCCTTCAGTTGAATTATCTTCAGGATATGATTCAACTTCAACAGGATCTCTTGTATTAAATGATGGTACAAATTTTGCACAATTTGAAAATGTAGGTGTTGGTTCTACTAACCTTGGATATGTTAAAGTTGGAAGTGAGATTCTTTCTTATAGTGGAGTATCTGGTAACACATTAACTGGTGTAACTAGAGGAGTAGATTCTAGCAAGACTCTTACACATGCTAGTGGAGATTTAGTTCATAAGTATGAATTGAATGGAGTATCATTGAGAAGGATTAATACTGATCATAATCTAACTAATGTTACTGTAACAGATCCTATAGGATTAGATCATTATAATGTTAAGGTTGATATGTCTACTAATGGAGTGGATAGATCAGTAGGAACTAGTTTGCCAATTCTACATTTCAATGATACTAAATCAACAGGTGGAGTTGATGCTCTTTCTAGTGAAAATATGCCATTTGAGATTGTAAGACCTATTGTACAAAATATAACACCAACTACAACTAATGTAACTGCTAAAATTAGAACTGTTAGTGGATCTAGTATTGATGGGTCAGAGACTTCATTTATAGATCAAGGATTTGAAGATATTAGTTTAATTGCAAATAATTATATGTCTAGTCCTAGAATCATAGCTTCTAGAATTAATGAGACAACTTTATTGACTGATTTACCAGACAATAAATCATTCACAATGAACATATCTCTTGAAACTGGTTCACCTTTTGTTTCTCCTATTATTGATTTAGATAGAGTGGGTGTTATTCTTACTTCTAATAGGTTAAATCAACCTATTAATAATTACATCACAGATAATAGGGTTAATAATCTATTAGATGATCCTAATTCTTTTGTATATGCTACTAAACCAATTACACTAGAAAATGGTGCAACTTCTATTAAGATTCATATGGAAGGTCATATTAATGTAACTAGTGATATTAGAGCATTCTATGCCATAACTGATGATCCTAATGGAGAATTAATTTATCAACCATTCCCTGGATATAATAACTTATTCAATACTGGACAAGTAAAAGATCCATATAAGAATGATGGACTTCCTGATAAATTAGTTCCAAAAACTGATATAGTAGCATATACTGCAAATCAAGTGATATATAATGATTATGAATTTACAATTGATAATCTTCCTACATTTAGAAACTTTAGTATTAAGTTAATTGGTACTGGTACTAATCAAGCTCAACCACCTAGAGTGAAAAATCTAAGAGTGCTTGCACTTGCTTAATATGGAATATTCAAATGTAAAAGGACATACTGATTTGATTCGTGATAATAGCACTAGAGCTATTTTAAGTAATGATTCAAATCAGTATGATAACTATCTTCAAAGACGTGCTCAAAGACAGCAAGGAAAAGATAGAATAGATAATATGGAGAATGATTTGAAATCTTTAAAAGATGATATTAATGAAATCAAAACTTTACTAAGAGCACTATCTAATGGCTAAAAACACTCTTACATTTGATCCTAGTTCTGGTGTTGCATATGGTGTAAATCTCACCCTCAACACAGGAGCAGATTTAGATGCTGACTATACTGTAGTTGGTACATCTGGCACTGCCTTTGACTTTACTGGATATACTGGTTCTGCTCAACTTGCAAAGAGTGTTGCTATTGGTTCATCACAACATGCAATAAAAACATTTGAGGTTGGATTTACTAGTGCTAAAGGTGGTGAGTTTAGATTATCATTAGGTTCTACTGCCACTAGATCATTGTCAGAAGGTAGATATGTATATGATGTTTTAATAGGTTCAGGTTCATCTGTTTATAGAATAGTATCGGGAGATGTGTTAGTTATAGCAGGTATCTCTTCTGCTCCTTCATAAATAACATTATACTAGTAAAGTAGATAAATGGCGCAACCAAGTACAAGGGGAGAACTCATAGACTATTGCAAAAGGCAGTTAGGTGCTCCTGTGCTAGAAATTAATGTTGCAGATGAGCAGATAGAAGATATTGTAGATGATGCTGTTCAGTTCTTTCAGGAAAGACACTTTGATGGTGTTTATCAGTCATATAGAAAATATAAGATAACTCAAGCAGATATTGATAGAGGAAAGGCAACTGGTGGAGCAGGTATAACAACCACTACAGTAGATACAACAGTTGGAGTTACTACTCAGTTCAGTTATGAAGAGAATAGTAACTATCTTGCTATACCTCCA